AACTTGTAGCCGATGCTTTGATTGAAGAGTTTGCTGGTGAGGCAATTACCTTTGAAGCATTGGAAGAATCAGGACTTGACTACGAGGACCTACCACCAGAGCAACCAGTTGTGTTAGAGAACGGTGTTGTATTGACTGCCGAAGTAGCAGATGCTATTGAAATATTTAACGACACAACTGAGTTACTTAACACACTATTCACAGACCCAGGTAAAGCATTAAAAGCAGTAAGCAATATTGGTGCAGACATGACACCACAATCACGCGAAACGTCTCAGAATATTGTAGTATCCGCAATTATTGTTGGGCAAGTAGCACAAATTAGGAGAGTCAAGTGATGAACTGGCTGAAGAAATACTTAAAAACTATTACCGCAGAGACGTATACTTTTTGTGGTCTTGCCATTGCCTACTTTACTTTAGAAGGCAGCGCTAAAAAAGTCACAGGATTTATTGCCGTATTCGGTTTTATTGTGTGGCTCATAACAATACCGTTAAGAGAAGAGGATAAAGACTAATGGCTTTGCCAATTAAAGATGGAAATATCACGTGCGAATATAAACGCCGTGGGAAGATGTGGTCAAAAGGTTACCACACGGGCTGTGACTTTGCAGTACCAGTAGGTACAGAAGTTCTTGCAGTTGCTGATGGCGTAGTTGCTAATGCCAACTGGGGAAAAAGTTATGGCACACAAATCGTCGAAGCTTTGGGCGATGGAACATTCTTTATCTATGCTCACTTAAGCAAGTCACTGGTCAAGCCAGGCGATAAGATTTCCAAAAATCAGGTCATCGGAAAATCTGGTAATACAGGTAACTCATCAGGTCCCCATCTTCACGTAGAGCTCAGAAATGGACCTCGCTGGAGCACCAGTAAGGACCTAGATCCAGCAAAGGTTCTTGCATTATGAGTGGTATTTTATTCAAAGACGAATCAGGTAAGGCCAAGCAGTCTATTGCACCTAAGACTTGGACTTATGTAAAGTTTGCAAACAAAGATAAGTTTTTAGTTCCTGAAACTGGTGCATGGGAATGGACTGTAGTACTACGTGTTGAGTACCCTGCTGGTGCTGGAGATGTACTACGTGGTCGCCTATGTCGCTACCCAGGTACAGATAAGTTAGATGAGACTGGTCACGATGACAAGAACACATCTGGTTGGGCTGGCTTACCACTCTCACTGGTCACATACCATTGACTGCGACCCTAAGATGCCTATTGGTTTCTGGGTATGGCATGACGGCACTGAGCCTATAGTGCTAGATGGTCGTCAAATTAAGGCTAAAAAAACTTCATAAACTGTGGGCTTTAATACCCATTGCTGGCGCACAGCGCCACGTAGAGCGACTTTAAGGGTCACTTGGTACTTCGGTATCAGGTGGCCCTTTTTTGTCGTTCCTGGGGGCTTACAGATTTGATAAGGTATAGCTTATGTAAAGTGACAGGGGTAAGGGGTTTACCAACCATGGCCCTGTTGGGCGATGAAATCGCCCTACCTGTTTACTCGCTGTCGCTCGTATTATACTCACACCCTCAAGGAACTTGTCAAATCACGGCGTTACTAAGCTCATTTGCATAGTGTGCTCGTTGTGTGTACAGTGTGCGTATGGGAATATTAAAAGAAACAACGATAGGACATAGATCCTTCTCGTCATTTACATCCTGGGTTAAGTGCGGTAAGTCATGGCAACTTGAACGGGAGTTGAAGGTACCTACTGAAACAGCATGGTACTTTGTCGGAGGGTCAGCCTTCCACTTAGCAGCAGAACGTTACCTCAAGGGGGAACTACCTGATGCTTAACGTCAAACTATTATGGGAACAGGCTTTCAATGAAAGCATTGGTGCCGAGCAAGAGAAGTACGGCAGTAACCCAGTTGATTGGAAAGCTAGTGGTAGAACCAGTAAAGCTTGGCCCAATAAAGAGAACGGTGATTGGTGGGCTGAGAAGGGACCAGAGATGGTCAGTAACTTTATTGAGTTCTGGGAACAATCAGGCTGGCAGGTCTGGGAAACACCCGAAGGTATCAAAGCTATTGAACTTCAGTTAAACATTGACTACGGTGATGTACGCATTAAGGCTTTTGTTGACCTGGTTGCTATTACTCCTGATGGTGAACTTGTAGTGGTTGACTTTAAGACTGGTGCCAACATGCCAACCAATGCAATGCAGCTTGCGCTGTATGCTTGCAGTATTGAGAAGCAGTTTGGCATACGCCCAAGTCAGGGTTATTATTACGATGCACGCAATGTTATGTTGTTACCAGCCGCAGGCTTTAACAACTGGACATACCCATTGTTTACTGAATTGTTTAGGCAGTTTGAGTTTGCAGTACAGAACCAGATTTTCTTACCAAACTTGAGCATGATGTGTAGCTACTGCTCAGTGAAAGACTTTTGCTACGCCTACGGCGGGGATTTCAAGGATGCCGTAGATCCATTGGCACTAATAGCACAACAAAAGGAAACAAATGTTTAACAGTAAAAATAAAATACGAATACTGCAGGACGAACTTTACATAACAAAGCTAGAAAATGTATCACTTCGTGCACGCCTTGCAAAGGCAACAGCTAAGAAAGAACCAGTAAAGAAAACAACTACAAAGAAAGTAGCTAAATAATGAGCGCACCAGAGAGCACCAAGTTCCAGGCCAACTTCAAGACAGCATCGGGTGCACTGTATAACGTGTACGCCAGTAGTACAGAAGAGTTTATCAGCGCACTCAATGACATGGGTGACCTTGTGGCAGTGATTACTTCCGTTGAGCAAGCCCTAGCTACAGGACATTCAGTTGCCCAGCACATTCCATTGGCACCTGCATCACAACAACCAGCACCAGTGCAACAGTCAGCACCAGTACAGCAACCAGTGAATGATGCTTCATCAGCCGCACCATCTGCACCTATGTGTCGTCACGGCGCAATGGAGTGGAAGACTGGTAGCAAGAATGGCAAGGACTGGAAAGCTTGGATGTGTTCAGCACCAAAGGGTGCACCAGACAAGTGTGATCCACAGTGGGTCCGATAGCCCATGACGGTACGCAAGGGAACCAAGGTACACCCTGCGTCGTTTGAAATAGTGCTCAAGCTGAAAGATCGCTGGGGTTTTACTTATGAAGACCTCAGTGATCTACTTGACGTTACTCCATCACGGGTACAGCAGATAGTATTACACCAACGTAAGAGAGGATTAGACGATGTTGACCCTCGCTCAAGCAGCGAACAAGCAAAAGAGTGGAGCGCAACTACTTCCTGATCTATTCCCTGCGCTGGCCAATGATGGTGTTAGGTTCCGTAGGGGACAGGTAACCATGATTGCTGGTCAACCTAATAGTGGCAAGTCATTGCTGGCTTTGTTCTACGCGATTAAGTCAGACGTGCCAACGCTATACGTTAGTGCTGATACGGATGCTTACACTACAGCGATCCGAGCTGCCGCAGTTATTACAGGTAACCAGGTATCCAGTGTTGAAGAATCATTTAACAGTGGTAATGGGTATGAGTTTTACCAAGACGAATTAGGAACATTAAGGAACTTACAGTTCAGCTTTGATCCATCACCTACCTTAGATGACATTGACTTGTCTATTCAGGCATACGGTGAAGCGTTTGGGGAATACCCGCATTTGATTATCATTGACAATTTAATGAACGTAGCCGCACTACACGACAATGAGTGGACTGGTATGCGTGACATAGCCAAGGCTATGCACCACGTGGCCAGGCAAACAGAAGCAGCAGTGTTCTTGTTGCACCATACATCCGAGGGTGAGGGTAGACCAGAGCTACCTCCATCACGCAAGTCTATTCAAGGTAAGATTAGCCAGTTACCTGAAATGATCCTTACTGTAGCAATGGACCATGACACTAATGAGTACCGCATAGCGTGTGTTAAGAATCGCTTTGCTAAGAACTCAGCAAGTGGTGCTATCTTTACGGTGTTGTATGCCGATGCTTCGCGCATGACGTTATACAATGATCGCCAAGGTGGTAGCAATGCAGAATACTGGAGGGGATTATCGTGAGCTATAAAGTTTACATTACTAAAGACTGCACACACTGTAAAAAGGGTGGGATGCTAACTATCTGGGAAGACGACATGAATAGGTACCTTAACGGGGCCAATGCTCAAGATGCTTTTCCTGATTTGATGGCACCAATTCGTGAACAGATTATTACTGGAACGCATCCTAAATGTTGGGATGAAATGTTTGAAGGTTGGAATGATGACGAGTAAACAAGCAGCAGCCAAGGCACGTGGGTCACAATTTGAAACAGGCGTGCTTAGGTGGTTACGCGGTAAAGGTGTGGTTGCTGAACGGCTACGCTTGGCAGGTAAGGCTGACGAGGGTGACATTATTTGCTTTGTATCTGGCTCACCTTATGTGCTGGAACTCAAGGCAACAGCGAAGCTGGACTTACCTGGGTTCTGGCGTGAGGCCACAGTAGAGGCAGAAAACTATGCTAAAGCACGTAACATTACTCCCATACCACCAGCGTACGTAATTGTTAAGCGACGTAACGCAAGCATAGATCAAGCATGGGTAGTACAAACCCTTGAGCAATGGATAGGACAACAGTGAACACAGAACAATGGAATGAACGTGCCGATTGGGTGCAGTACGGTATCCAAAAGGGATGGGTAACAGATAGTATTTGTGCCACCCATGATGGAACTTACGATTACCTATCTGATGAAGAGCGCGAGCAACTTGATGAGGGTGGAGATCCATGCGACTTGGTGCTCAAGCTACTATGACCGACAAGCCTGACCTTGCTACGGTGCTAGAGCATTACGGTGCACAAGTACCAAACAAGTATGGCTACATCTCAATGCGGTGTGTACTGCATGAGGACACGCACTCAAGTGCAACAGTAAACATAGACAAGCAACGATACCATTGCTTTGTCTGCCAATTTGATGGTGATGTGTATGATGTGGTATCCAAGAAGGAAGAGATAGGTTTTAAGGATGCTGTCGCAAGAGCAGAAGCTATTACTAACGGAAACCGCAAAGAAGTACGCAAGCACACTGGATCAAGCAACGGCCTCCTACCTGCTAGGTCGAGGAATAACCAAGGAAGCCGCAGGTACGTTCCTCCTAGGTACAGTAAATGATCCTGCGCCAGGCCATGAGCACGCTGTTGGCTGTCTTAGTATTCCTTATCGTACTCCCACTGGGATTGTTGGTATCAAGTTTCGTAAAGTTGATGGGGGTTCTCCAAAATATTTGTGGCCGACTGGTCAAAAGGTTGGCATGTATAACGTTATTGACCTACACGAAAGCTCAGATGTTATTGCTATCTGCGAGGGTGAGCTGGATACTTTGGTTATGTCTGCCCTTGTGGGTGTACCTGCTGTGGGTATTGCTGGCGTGAGCCAGTGGAAGCCACACTTTCCTAAGATGTTTGAGGGGTTTGATCGTATCGTTATTTTTGCAGACAATGACCTTAAAGAGGATGGCCGTAACCCTGGTATGGAGTTGGCCAAGCGCATTAAAGAGGACCTGGATAAGGCAGTAGTCATCTCACTACCTGAGAACAATGATGTGAACCAGGTTTACCTAGATGGTGGCGAAGAATGGTTACGAGAGAGGGCATTGGCATGACCCTTTGGGTTACCATTCCGTCTGGAACTAGACGTAAATATTTACAGCAAATTATTGACACCTGCGGTGTACCCCTTAGCCATATTGTTTTAGTAAACACGGCTGACAATGAGCCAACCAAGTACGTGCATAACCTATGGTCTAACGAACTTAACATACAAAAATGGTGGAACATGGGCATAGACTTTGCCGCTAAGCATGGAGCTGACCACGTTGCTGTACTTAATGATGACGTTCAGTTGATAGATGATCCACTTAATAAGATAGTTGCCGAAATGGGTGATGCTGCCATTGGTCAACCAAGTGCGGGTAGTATTTGCGGGTACTGTTTTGTATTAAATGTTTCTAGTGGCTTACGCCCTGATGAATCTTACCAATGGTGGTACGGGGACAACGATCTATATGATAGGGCACCTTTACACGGTGGTGTTAAGATAGTTGATGTTAAAGTTAACCACTTACATGGTAATGAACTTACGTCAAATAACCCAGTGCTACTTGCGTTAGGTGAAGCCGACAGGGTTCTCTATGAAAGTAGGAAACGGTGACTATCATAGTGGGCATAGCCCATAGTGGTAAAGTTTACATGGCTGGTGACCGCGGTATGTCAGACAAAGAGTTTATAGGTAGCATCATTACACCCAAGATACACAAGGTTGGACCCATACTTATGGGTTACTCCGCATCTCAAGGTACGGGACAGCTTGCCCACTTAGTTACCTATCCCAAACCAGTGTATGAAAACTTGGAAGCATGGTTACGTATAGATTTTTGTGATGCCATTCAAAAGGCAGCAGAATTATTTAAGATAGACATTAACACTGAGGATAATGGTGCTGATTTTCTTGTTGGTGTGAGTGGCAGGCTCTTTGAGATCAGTACGGTGGACTGGTCGGTGTCTGAGTACGAAACTATTGCTACTGGATCAGGTTTTTCCTATGCCATGGGTTCCCTATTCAGTACCCGTGACTGGGATAGCCCCCGTAACCGTGTCAGAGAGGCCGTGAAAGCTTCCATAACGTACTCTCCCTCATGCCAGGGACCGATAGATACTCTTGTTCTATGATTTACACGTATTACGGAGGTCCAGCTGATGGTGCCGAGATACCTGGATTTTTAGCTAAGCAAGACTACCTAATCATAGAACGACCCATTGCAAATGACAAAGTTGTAAGTTACTATTATGAGAAGTGTGAAGATCATCCATGGTTTGAATACTGTGGGGAAATAGAGGAAGAAGATGAGTGACAAAGACAGACTGGGAAAGCCTAATCACGTACCTTACCTCGATGGGTTTGGAGATTATCCAAGTGGATACGACGAATGGGACTATCTTAATCAAGGTGCCACCGATAAAAAGTTAAGTATGCAGCAGTTCTCAGCTGACATGTGGAGTGTTATTGACCACTGCGGTAACGTACTTCTGTCTAAGCAGGAGGACTACGGCCCTCTTAACATTGCACGTGCACCAGGTGGTCCGCTTAATGGCTTACGTGTTCGTATCTACGACAAGATCTCGCGCATTAACAATTTGATTGACGAGAACCAAGACCCTAAGCATGAGTCACTTCGTGATTCATTCCTTGATCTAGCCAATTACGGCATCATTGCACTCATGGTGCTTGATGGCACGTGGCCTAAACTAGAGGACTAACATGAAAGCAATAGTCTGTATCTCAGACTTGCAAGTTCCCTACCATGACAAGCGGGCTGTCGCTAACGTAGCTACATTTATCCGTGCGTTCAAGCCTGATACAGTGGTGTCCGTTGGTGATGAGATGGATTTCCAAACCATTAGCCGTTGGGCACAGGGTACGCCACTAGAATACGAGCGTACCATAGGCCGTGACCGTGATACTACGGTGGATGTGCTTGAATCCTTAAAGGTTGACCATGTAATACGTAGTAATCACACTGACCGTTTGTTTAACACGGTTATGATGCGTGCACCTGGCCTTATCTCATTACCTGAACTTGAGATCGGTAATTTTCTACACTTTCCTGAGCTTGGTATTAAGTACCACAAGAAGCCGTACGAATTAGCACCAGGTTGGCTGCTAATGCACGGTGATGAGGGTAACATCTCTCAAAATGGTGGCACTACTGCCCTAAACCTTGCTAAAAAAACAGGTAAGAGTGTGGTATGTGGTCATACACATAGAATGGGACTCGTACACCACACTGAATCGTTCTCTGGTGTGCCTACCCGTACCCTGTGGGGCATGGAGGTTGGTAACCTAATGGATGCTAAGCAGGCCAGCTATCTAAAGGCTGGCATCAGTAACTGGCAACAGGGGTTCGGTATCCTATGGGTAGACGGTAAGACCGTAGTGCCCCAGCTTATACCTATTGCACGTGATGGTTCATTCTTTGCGGAAGGTAAGGTATGGGGTAAGTGACCGATCAATGGTTAGTGGAAGCTGATGAGATAGCGGCAACAGTAGCCAGGCAGATACATAACAGGTACGCGGTGTACTTTGAGGCCTCTGATATTAAGCAAGAGCTTATTATCTGGGCACTCAAGCGACCCCATAAGATTAAGGAATGGTTAGATCCTGAGCAAGAACCAGCAGATCTCAAGGGTGGCATACGCCAGTGCGCTAAGGCCATGCAACGTGAGGCAGACAAGTATTGCCGTAGCCGTAAGGCCAAGGCCGTTGGGTATGAGACCAGGGATGAAGCGTTCTACAATACTGGCATCATCGAGGAACTAATAGCTCACATGAATGAGGCTAATGAACAACAGGTAACCCAGCAGCTACGGGTCTCTGGTGGTGGCGGTGATCCCGCTACTGGTGGTAACTTTCTTATCTCTATCATTGACGTACGTGCCGCTATGGATAAGTTAGATCCTAACGATAGGCTTATACTTGAGATGAGATACCAGGAGAACCTAACGCTAGCGCAGATAGCTACCGTGTTTGACCTGTCTGATACTACAATACATAGACGGATCAACGGATCACTCAAGCGTATGGTTAAGGTACTGGGTGGCGAAAGTCCTTGGGCATATACCGCACGGCGGGTTATGTCAAACTCTCAGGCTAATGCTATAGTATCTGATAGTAACTAAATAGATTTCCGATACCAGAGGGGAAGCTGGCTATCGGATTACGCAAGGCCTCGGATCTTAATTGGTTCGGGGCTTTGTTATTTGCCAAGCCTGACGAGCCATACGGGAATGTGTGATAGGAGACAATGCAAAAACCCCCAGCGGATAGGAGTACGCTGAGGGCTTGCAATTAGTAAGAGGATAGGGACTCTAACTAATGTCTATCATACACGGATCGTGTAGCTTTGCCAAGTAAGCACGGCTTCGTTCATCATACCTACTTAGCTTAGTCGGTATGTCTTTCATGGCCTGATTAAATGTAGCGTAAGGGCCGATAGCCTTGGCCACACTAAGCGAGGGTTCAATCTGCACTAGCACATAGGTCTCCCGCTTGGCACGCATACCGTCAATAAGTTCTATGACGGATCTTGCCAGCTCATCAACGCTCTCATGTTCCTGCGATAGCAGGTCGGATACTGCCTTAACTTCTGTCGGTCTGATCTGTAGCATTAGTCGGTGTGCTTCATTACTACAAATAAGATCAATAAAAATACGACATAGATCATAAGCGTACTCATTATTCCTCATCTCGTATTACGCGGGTATCGTGGTCATCATCACGGTCATAAGCTACGCCGTGAAAGATACGGGCGTTACAGATACTGCATACATCATAACCGTCATCAGTATCTACCCAAGTGTGTCCATAATTACTCATCGAAGCTGTCCAACCACTTGATACTGTCCAATAGATAACGGATCATGGCCTCATCACTATCAGGGGTGGGATCACTCAAGGCTAAAGCCTGTAACTTACCCAAGTATTGTGTATTCTTTCGGATCGTGCGCCTCATTTTAAGTTGCTTCATCATAACTTAACTCCATTCAACTTACTTATACGTGCCCGTACCATACGCGCACCGCTTATTGCCTCTTGATGTACCTTAATAGCTTGCTTACCCGTTAGCTTAGCGCGTAGTGCTAGGCGTTCACCTGCCAACATACCGCCCCAGATACCGTATCTTACATCTATTTCCTGCATACCTATCTCTAGGCATTGTTGTCGGATCGGACAGGCATCACAAATCTGTAACGCCATATTGATACTCATAATTTCCTCATCAGGGATAGCATTACCGCGCATCTCGGGATACCAGCGGTCAGGAAATTGCGAGCTCGCACATAGTGCGCCCTCCCATAGTGATCCGTCTAGTGTTGTATGTCTGAATAATTTTTGTGCATCTATTGTTTGTTTCTCACGCGGTCTTACTTGGTTTAATCTAGGTGCACTCATACCACTACACCGTTAGGCGCAAACTCTACATAACATACCTCGCAGGTGTGGTATCTAACTATGTCGCCCTGACTATCTTCATCTACGTAAGAGCTGGTAGTCACACGCAAACAGCACCACGCGCAACGTCCCTCGGCTAATCCCCATACGTCAATCGGTTCGCTACTCATACTGTCGCCTCATTATTTTCTTTGTATTCCTCGATCAAGTCAAATAGATACTCATTCAATCCCTCTTGTGCCTGTTCAATACCAATAGCAAAGTTTTCTGCTATCTCATTCCAAGCGTGGCCGTCATCAGACTCATCTAAATAATTTTCAGTATCTGCTTTACTGTAAATAGTTCCTGTCACTATTTCATCAAGCTCGTAGTTATCTTGCAACTGCTTGATTAGTTCCTTTACTGTATAGATCATTACCTTATCTCCATTCATTGTGTATTCACTATGTCCCTATGACATAATGAAAGTCTATCGGATCTTATCTAGCTAGCCCACCCGCACACCGTACCGCATGGCACGGGGTGCAGGCTAGTCATCTAGACTATGCTGACCAGTGGCTTGGAATTACCACGCCATTATCTTTGGCGCGTGTTAGCCATTCATCAACCGTGTATTTCAATTCCTGAAACACACTGATCAAGCTGTCTAGATCGTTGCCGTAATAGTCGCGCACTATCCACTCGCGGGTTTCGTCAATGACCATAAACTCTTGTTCACGGTACAATTTCCTTGTATCCATTCTGCACCCCCTATCTATCCCTATCTAGTTACGGATCAGCTGAATCCGTGGGCTAGGTAGCCCGCCCGTACCCCGTGCCATGTGACACGGGATACAGGCTAGTTACCTAGGGGCGCAGGCAATCGTGTTCGCGTGCACCAGTTAAACCATTGAGTATCTTCCAGTTAGGATCAGGGTTATCCCAATCCTCCCAAGCGCCGATACCACAATGGTTACATTGCCAGCTAGTCGCTGGCATAGACCATTCCTTAAGGTGTACGGTAACTCCGTTAGGCCAGTAGTTAAGGCCTCGTTCCGTAGACCAAGGGTCTAGCTCGCTCATAATTTCTCCTATCGTGAGCTTGCAACAATTTGTTGCATACTTGATCCTATCATACTTGTCAAGTTAATTGGGGATCTCAATGTTTCTCGGCGTGTTGCACTAGCACCAAGCTCGGCTTGGTAGGTGCTGGCTTGCGTACCTGATCGGGCGTATGCCGTGCCTTTAGGTGCGCTGTCATGGCCACGGATACCTGCGACAGCTTGGCGTAGTTGCCCGATACCCATTCACAATGGTCGCACACTATGCGGTACGGATCATAGGTTAGTATGTCATGTTTAATGTGTAGCATTAACGGGTAGCTCCTCGCAATCGTACTGGCTAGATGTTGCACACTTCACACACACCCAAGCGTAACAAGGATCTTCTAGCGCGTCGCCGTGTTCGTGTAGCTCCCATTCTACGAGTCGCCCGCAATGGGTAACAGTTCCGCCCGCGTCGCAACACCCGTTTAAGGCGTGACTATCTAAACTATTCCAACACTTAACGCATAGCTCTCTAATCATTACATAACCCCATTCTTTCGGGCGCGTTCAACCTGAGCTAGGCTATCGAGTCTGCCCTGCCAATAGTTGCGTTCCGCCGTATCGCTTAAACTTATCTCGTTTAATCTCTCAAATACATACTCAATTTCCGTGTTCATAAATTGGCTATCCGTATGCCATAGCTTTTGATTAGTTTCCATTAGGATCACACCGCTTTACTATCTGCACGAAATAGGCGGATCGCCTCGCGCTTGGTGTATCCGTAATAGCTACGCGCTACACGGTAGCCCCCGATTATGTCGGAGATTACCCACGCGCCCTGATAGTTGCGTTCAATTATCATTTGCCTACCGCCTTAGCGTGTCCAGCTCGCGCACACTTACCGCATACCGTGCCCGCGAAATAGCCAAGCGGATCAACGTGCCCGCAAGTGGCCTTTAGTTCTATTGGCTTATCGTTAAAGCCAACGCCTATCACCTGTATGTCCATAGTCTTAGTTTCCTATCGTGTTAAGTTCTGGCCTAGCACCAGATAGCCAGACACGGGGCGGGATAATGTCCCGTGCCTGACTAACCCGCGCTAGTTAAATAGGGTTACGTCTACGCCCTTAGTCTTGCCGTATTCGTGCGCGTATTCGTTAACCTGTTCGCTGTAATAGCCGTACAGGTCAAGGCTCATAAGTGTATAAATGGATACAGGGTCAGGAATCCCAAACATTTCCGCGCCTTGGTTATCCCATTCGGCGGGCATAGCCTGCCATTCTTTAACTATTTCGCTGTAATAAATTGGTAAATAGCCGTCAATTAGTTCGTTGATTCTGTCGCTGTAATACCCATTAGCGTCATCACTAGCAAACTCATTAACTAACGACTCTATTTCCTCGCGCTGGTATGTCTCTAGCATTGTAAGCCCCTATCGCTTAATTATTGCCCGCCTAGTTGCGGATACGGTGCAGGGTGCGAGCCCCTGCGCCATACTCTCTACTAGGTTAGTTGGTGGCCTTGACTAAGAATAGCGCCAGCACGCCCGCCACCATTAACCAACACGCGCCCGCGATTAAGTTATCGCGCCAGCGGTAGGCCTTGGGCGTCCAACGCCAGCCCCTAGCCACCTGACACCTCGAAAGTCCAGCCCGACTTTACTTCCGTGCCT